TATGTCGGTGTAGAATATTCCATATTGCTGTTCAATCCAACTTTAGTTGCTCCAATCATCGTACCAGCAACCGATTCTTCCCAACCTATAGATGTACCATTGGGTATGATTTCCTCACCACTATAGTTCAACAAGTCTGCTCTGCGTCTGGCACTCGGTATTGTAACTGCATTTTCACCTTGTGCATATCCATCTTGATAAACCGTAAATGCAGTGGTATCATTTTTGATAACAAAACTATTTGCCGTTACCGATTCGACGGTAAATGTGTCATCATTCATACCAGTTACACCGTTGATCTGAAAGGTAGCATCATTATTCCCACCTTCAGTAATAGTAACTACATCATTATCTGCATATCCAGACCCTTCAAAAACTATTGATACACTTGCAACTTCTCCACCAGTGACCGTTGTATTGACACGCATTCCCGAACCATTTCCAGTAGTCGTTGTGGCCGCACCTTGCGCCGATGCATTCGCATAGGTATATCCACTCCCCTCAACCAATGTATCAGTACCAGATGGTACTCCAATCCCAACACCATGCAACCGTTTGACTGTGTTGACAGCACCACTAACACTAGAAATAGTTCTTGCTGTCGTACTGGTTACACCTGTAATCGTATCTGCAGCTGAAAATGTTCCAGAAAGGGAAGCAACTTTCAAAATTCTAGTTCCAGATACCCATGATATTACTTTAGCATATGGAACACTATAGTTGAAAGACCCAGTACCTTGAAAGACAACTTCACCCACTGTATAATTCCCACTACCACTATTCATCAATAAATCTTGCTCATTACTACCTTTGACCCCATTAAACCCAACAGTAGTGCCAGCAATATACCCATGACCATCTTGATAGACCGTAATTCTATTTTCTGCTGAAGTTGAGGTGTGAAAAGGATTGTTACCCAAAGATATATCATCCATCTTAGTCTGTAAAATTATGCTAGGTGTTCCACCCGATATGGTGAATTTGGCACGATATAAGGTAAATTTAAGAATTTTATTATCAACCTTGGATTTGCCCAAATACAAACTATCAGCACCCAATGAATTTGAACCCTTCTGTGATTCAACATCCAATGCCTTGACAGTATATTCGGATGCTGGTGTAATAATAGTAATAGTATATTTTCCCTTTTTCAAATACACTGGATTAGAAAATGCAAAATTTGTTTTAGTACCATCAATATTGATAGCAGATGTTAATTTAGAAACTGTAGAATACGGTAGAACTTTATTTCCTACCTTTCCATTCTCAATAGATCTCAACTGAACTATAACTGGTCTATTGTAGACCGAATCCTCTGCTGAAAAATATAGATCTAAACTGGTCACAAAGCATTCAGAAAAAACTTCTATGCCCTGTGAAACTGTTTCATCAGTTTGTGCATCCCAAGACCGATCAAAGGGCCGTGTTGCCAAACCATCTGTATCAACATGACCAACAGCATGATAGTAACCTTCGGCATATGATTGGTTTGCTTCAATTATAATCTGCTTGCTCCCCGTTTGATATTTTATTGTACCAACATTTTCATCAACATTGGGTATTATGTAACTGGCAGTCCATTTCCCATTAGCATCAGTTTTAGGTGTACTGAAAGAACTTGTTATATCAGCACCATCAAACTTGATTGAAGATATACTGGTTGCTGGTTTCAGACCCTCAACTGTAATAGTTATAGACTTCGACCTAATATAAGGTGTGTAATCAGTTCCCAATTCTTTGCCACCGATATTCTTATTCAAAATACCAACAACATTAGGAATAACTGGTGATTTTGCAGATTCATCATAAGATAACCCAAATGTGGGATCTTGGAAGTTACTATTCTTAGCACCAGACCAATGTGTTTTCCATTCATTCCAAATTGTACCATGAGTTCTATCTGCCCTATCCAAATATTTTAAAGAATCCCATGCCCCGTTCCTATTATATTTTATATCTTCTCTTGATCTAGTTGATTTCCAATTATCATATCCAACCGAAACTACACCTTGATATGTAGTGACATCTGCCACCCGTATAGTCTGATCTATATTGGAATCCAAGTTTTGAACTTCTGTAGTTTCAGTATATGGAAATGTAACCAAATTACTATCATGAACTAAATCAGTATCTGCGTCAGCAGAAAACACTTCAAATTCCTCAGAATCCACAGTGAAATGTGGTCTTAATTCATTTTTTACTGGATCAATTGCAGCTATGTATTCAGTATCCGATGGATCACCGAACCCATGCCCCGTAAATGGATCAATAAATACATTTCTCCGCAATCGACCTAATCCTATATTATAATTCTCTGCCGAATTTTCCAGTGCAGACAATGCAGTGAAATACGAGAGATCATTATACTCCGCCCCACCAATTTTTTGCACAACAATATCATTGGTATCATAAGTGTAAGGCATAAACTTGATATTATACAAAGGTACACCAGAATAAGGTATATTTGGTGGTATTGGATTACTACTCGGAACACCTTCGACTACACGTAAAATACCAGCACTATCAAGATATACACCATCAACCCGACCCAAATAGAAATCAGATCCTGTTCCACTAATAACAGCCCTTTCTGGTGGATCAATAGCAATAGCACCAGAACCAGAAAATGCCGAATTAGTTACACCATTATCATTCTTTGAACTTCTCAAATCTATACAATCACCCAAACGATATTTTCTACCTGTGGTATCACTGGTATAAGTTGGAATGTCTCCGTATTTGAATTCTTGCACACCATCATGAACAGATACCCATACATATGTACCATAAGAATCCGTTACACTATAATTGGTATTCGGTGTGGTATTACTATCTGGTACTGTCGGATACGATGATGCCGACATATAATCCCCTGTCGATGTAACAAAGTACCAATAGGCAACTGTGATCCTACCAGTTGGATATAATTCTCCACTTTTCAGTTTTATTGAACCCAAAGCATAAAAATTATCCCGTTGTCCTGTATCTATCGTATACCGATCTGAAATATCAGTATGACTAGTTAATGCAGCCGTTCCAAAATCAGATGACATATAAACTTTCCACTGTGTCGGTATAATATCTGTCTTGGACAATGCCAACGTTGAAACTTCCACTGCTGTTTTAGTAGTAAACACATCTGAATTATGACCCAACGATTTATTTGCTCTGGTTGCGACATTATTGCTAAACGTGGCAAATACCGAATAAGATTGACCACTCTGGAAAGTAGAACCTGTTATAGATACTGTAGTTTTTGCTCCATTCAAAGTAGTTGTTATTTCACTATCGGCAAATATCTTATTTTTAGTTCCGTCACTTCCATAGACAAGAATTTTTGACGTGTCACTATCAAAGGTGGTATTTGCATTTGCTGATACTGACAAAGTACCACTAGATGGAGATACCTCAAAAGTCTGTCTTACACTACTGATAATAACATTTGCATCAAACTCAGAAATGCCTTTGCCTATTTGATATAGTAATGTATTCTTACCCGTATCCTTCAAGGATGTCAAAGAATCATCAACACCATGTGTGGTAACATTTGCCACCGACTGTTCGGTTCTCAAATCACAAATCTTGTTCACTAATTGTGGTGTTGATGATGATGTCCAAACATGCAATTCATTAACATTAACTAAATCCTTACCCGAATCCATACGAATATCAAATAGATAAATCTTAAATTCATTACCCAACCGTTCTATATTTCGGATTCGTGCTGTACCAATAAACACAGAAGTATCTTGCATATTTACTAGTGGAAAAGGTATACCCGAAACTGCTGGTGAAAAATTCAAAACTGCTCTTTGTGCATCACCCGATGCAAAACTCCCTATGATACCACCATCGGTAACAACATAGTTCCCTATCTCTGCCGCTGCAGAAACATCGGCAACTGAGTCTTCGATAGTCCTTGCCTTGCTTAGTGCCAAAAACGTTTTTTGCTCTAATTCAGTCCTTACCCCGTCTAGGTTTGCGACACCTGTATCAACTCCAAAGGAAACTTTGTCACTACTCCCACTGGAATCTGTACCGTACAATCCGTTGGAATCCAGCATGGTAGTTTTGTTTTCACGAATTTCAAAATCGAATCCAGAAACAATTTCTGCACCTTTACTACTATCTAAGTTTTCTGCTTTCTTATGTAACTTTCCATTTACAACCTCTGCAATCTCAATGAATTTTTCACTGGTAGTGGCCGTTAAAGATTTCTTGGCAAGAACAAGCGCAATCTTAAAACGATCTGCACCATCTGCTTGATAATTGGTAGATGAAACTGCATTATCGGTCAACGTAGAATCTTCTGTGGTGGTTAGTATGCTTTCGGAAACATCAAATCCTATTTTATAAGAAGGTGTGGTAGTATATTTGTCTAGGATTAATGTTTGACCAACAATTTCAACAGCATAACCATTCACATAGTAAACCCCTGCCCGAATCTGGGCCACAGATCCAGAACCGACAACAGTTGATGGATTGTCGGCATCACCATGTTTGCCTACTGTATTCCATGTAGCAGTTGTATCCAGTTCAGTGGGATATGCACCCGTTGTTTGTTTATATAAAGTATCTCCACTGGCAAAAGTGGTAGTTGTTGTACCACTAGTCAAATAAGAAACCCAAATGGTTAAAGTATCATCAGTACTAATCTGTAATGTTGTTCTTGCTGATGCCGCCACAACTTTTGCTCTAACACCATCACTATTACCGATAACCGTACCGATGATACTAGTAATTGTATCTGGTGAAGATAAATCAGTAGTCAATGCAACATATGATATATCGATATCAACAATCAACTCGCCTGGTATTAATGCAGATCCATTATTGGCATCCGTTGTATGTTTGACCTGATTTTGTAATATAGTTTGCAGTTGCGTCAATTCCCTTGCTTGAACTGCAAAGCTGGGTTTAAATAATACCCTATGATAGCCCTTCGACGAATCATAGTCATCGTAGTACGGACTTGTATTAAAATCTTTAGTTGCCATTTCTATCCCACCTTCTAAAATTGAATGACTAGTCTTATTGTATCTGTATTGCTTGCATTCCTAGTTATCGTTGCCCGTTGGTCAACATACAGAATCTGTCCAGAGTATTTTAGTAACCCTGCTTGTAAATATGAAGTACCACTCGTCCTACTACCAGACGAAATACTTGTACCCGATGTCGTTATATCATCCTGTGAACTACCTGATACGATAGGATCTAAAATTAGTGCCACCGTTGCATATCTCGGTATGTCTGTATCAGCATCCAAATCACTATCAGTTATCTGAGAAGTCACCATCAAATCTTTTGCACCCAATTCTCTTTCAGCATCAAATCCATGCCCACTTATTGGTGATATTTTAGCAGATAATGCAGATTCTTCTGACGATGTAGCACCAACTACATCAATGGCACTAACACTTCTATAACCAGTTCCACCATTAGTAATATTAACATACTGTTTAGCACCCAATGTAGCAATTGTTCCAGCAAAATCATTATTTCCACCCGTCAATGTGACAGCAGATCCATTCGTAAATCCAGAGAATGTAGAACTATGTGTGATGGAATCTACTGAACCATCGACTGCGGCCATTTGGACATTCCACTGTTTCAACAATTCCGAATCTGATGGTTTTAGTGATAAAGATTTAACAGGCATCCACTTGAAATTTATATCTTCGGAAAAAAATATGCTATTCTGTCTAAACGAATACATATATTTCCAATGATACCCATCTTCACCCGAACCAGTATTAGTAACTATTCCCACATTGGTATCATCTGCTGGTTCTGGAATTTCATCTTCCGCAACATTTCCACCAGAATTATTAAATAGGCATTTCCAAATCCTAACCCTACCAGTTGATCTATCATCCTCAACCGTATACCCCAAAAACTTAGTTGGTATTCCAAACAAATCCAATGCATGGTCATATTCGGAAAAACTAATTCCATTTTCTATTTCCACTAATGAAGTTCCCGTTCCATATGGAACTACCATAGAAACATCCGAACTAGTAATTCTCTTTACCCCTTTCAATTCATCCCAAAAGGAAAAATCACTGGAAAGACTTTCAGTAGGATCAGATGCCGTTTGACTAGCAGAGTCATTCCCAATGACAGCATAAACCCGATGAGAATTGCTTGAAAACAACTCCATAAATTGTTTCGCAGTTCTATACTTGTAATTTCTTGTTAAAAGTGTTCCCATTTTTTTATTCCTATGTTGTGAATGGTATTGTCGTACTACAAACAGCAGATGTCAGTGTCTGAGAAGTCTGATGTGGGCTATCGATAGTAAAATCTGTAAATACTTTCATCCCTACTGGATGTGCAAATCTATTTAGTTGCCCTCTCCAGTTGTTAGGATCTTCTGAAACTCTAACCTTGTAAGACCACCACTGATAATAATCTAAATCTTGCACCTGTGCATCCACATCACTTATATTTCCCTGTTTGGATCTAAATGATCCACCATGATCCACCACTGCACCAGATTTAACTGTACCCGATGCAGTTAAATTTGCATGTATACCTATGCCACTATGATCTCTAAAAGCAACCGTTGGATTAGTACCAATAAGTCCATGTGTAATTACTTCCACTTCTTCGATGCCACCAGCATCTGAACTGTATGGATATATCCCTGCTACAGTATCAACATTTCCGTTAGATAACGCAAAATACACTTTGGGTATTCCCCTATATCCAACACCACCAGAATGAACATCAATATAATTATTTCCATCATTTGCAAAAACGGCAGATGCCGAAACATCACAGATTGTTATCAACCTATCAACTCTTAGATTATTTGCGCCACTAGTAATTTCCTCGGCGAGATATTCACCCTTCTCAGTATCATCTGTCTTGAAAGTGCCAGATATTGTATCAATCCAATAACGATTCCCATCAATAAATCTCAACTTTGCTGTTGCTCCACTAACTGAACCCGTCAGTGTATCGTCTTGCGAAAACGAACCTTCCACTGCATAGACTTCCAGATAATCATTGACAAACACAACACTATCACCTACAGAAGCACTCCCTACGGTATTTAAATATATCTGCTCTATTCTACCCTCTGCCATTTTTTTGATTACCATTATAGTCTCTGGAACATTCGTCAGAGTCACCACATCATTCAAATAGTAACCAGTGCCTGTATCAGTCATGGTTACACCCTGTGGTGATGGTTTTATTGTTGCCTGTAATTGTGTTGTCGTGCCTGTTTTATTTACAACAAACCCCTCGTTGGTTTGTACCACAACGACCTCTGTTGCATTGAATGTACCCGTTATACCCGTTTCGATATCGAGATACAAATCGGTAACTATTTCCGTACCGATACTGCGAACATAAACATCTTCAACCACTGCCTTCGCACCAGAAGTCAATCCGACTATATAGTAACCTTTGAATGATGCATGGTCATTAGTTGTTATAGAACCCGATGTTGTCACCCTAATAGATTTTTGCCGTTTCCAATCACCATCACTTGCTGTAAATACATAATCGTGCGGATATATGACAGTAGGTATTTTCTGATATAAGATTCTGAAAAATATACTGAATACCGAATCTGTTCCTCTAGCCCGATAAATTTCCTTGATCCGTTTTATCAATTTTCGGTCATCTGCATATGTGTTGCTCGGCAAATCTGGATTGTATTCTGATTTAATGTACTGTAGTAACTTATATATGGTATTGTCAACATCTCTAAAGGATTCTAACCGCACCAGGCGATCATAAACGTTTCCATTTTCAGAATGCAATCCAGATATGGCCATATCACTGACTTGCTGAATCGACTGAAATTTGAAATCATCAATCGTG